TCCTGGGGGCCTAGCAGTGAGCTCGCTCACCGGATACAGCCTGAAGCAGCTGATGCCGTACAAGGGCGTCGGCGCTGTCCCCAATGTCGCTGTTCAGCCGGGTAAGGTGCTGCCAGCGACGGCAACGGGCACTATCTTCACTGTCAGCGGGGCCGTCGTGGTCCTGGGGCTTGTGGGGGTTGTGTCCACCGCGTTCGCGGCTACCGCTGTGAACCTCTCTCTCGGCATCACCGGGAAGAACGCAGCGATCGCCGCCAACCCGGCAGTGGCCTACAATGCGACGGCGGTCGGAGGCGTTATTCAGCTTCCGGCCACGCTCGGCGGCGTTCTACCGGCTGCGGCGACGGCCAAGGGCTCGGCGGCAGGACTGGACTCGTTCATCGCCGAGAACACCAACATCACCGTCACAACCGACGCGACCAACACCGGCGCGGTAACGTGGGTCCTGCTATGGGTTCCGCTGCTCCGTAAGAACCCCGGTGTGGTCACCGCTCCCTAGGGGTGATGGTATGGCAAGGATCACCAACGCGACCGTGAGCAACTCGGACGTACAGAAGGAGTCGGCTGAACTCACTCGGCAGGGCAAGGACTGGCTGGTTAAGTACTGGCCGCCCCTCTCCCGGCCGAGCAAGTAGGAGGAGTTCTGATGTGGGACTGTGAGCACTGCGGGACCCAGGCAATTGCGGGCACCATAACCATTTGCCCGGTGTGCCTCACCCCACGCAACCAAGACGTGTCTGCGGAGCCGCTATCACCGGATGCCTCCGCGCCCACGGAAGCCGCTGTGGGCGACCGGGAGGCTCCGCAGACACCAGACGGAAGCGACGAGGGGGACTGGGGTAAGCCAGATGGCAAGAACAAGTGAGGCGGGGCCGAGCAACAACCCCGAGGGAAGGTGGGATGCGCTACGACTTGGTACCAGCTCCTTGACATCCGTAAGCAGGCCCGACAGGAGTGGCACTTCTGGAACGACCGCCCTCCCATCGCCTGCCCAAACTGCGGAGAGCCTCTCCGCACCGGACCAACCTCTGAAGCCAGCCAGCTCTTCTGTCTCTTCGACGGATGGCAGTGGCCAAGAGACTGGATCCAGCCCAGCGAGCCTGTCGGGCTCTTCGGTGGTCTCAGTTCCGCCGAAGGAAGCTACCCCGGACCAGGTCCTGGAGGCTGATCTCGACGCGGCCGAGCCCGAGCCGGCCGCCGAGCCCTACGCGGGACTCAGCGGGCCGGAGGCGATGAAGCTGGCCCACTCCGAGTACCAGAAGGGCAACTTCGACGAGGCCGAGCGTCTCATCGCTGTCGCAGAAAACCGGGGAGAAGATCCGCGTTCCGTCGCCTCGGCGCGCGGTTACGTACGGGCCGCCCGCCCGGCCACGCCGGGCGGAGCTCCGTCCCATGACGGGGCTTCCGGGGCCGGGTCGCCGGCGGACGCGGCCGGTCCGAACGAGGCTGATCCGGCCTCGGGCGGATTTGTCGTTCCGTAGGTTACGCTTTACTCACAACCGCAGAGACGGCCAGCCTACCCCTAGAGGGTTCTCAGCAAGAAAGCAAGGCAACGGATGGCTATTACGAGAGCCTGCTACGCTAATCGCGAGCAGGTCAGACGAGCGCTAGACGTGCATCAGTCGGCGTATGCCGACACGATCCTCGACCGCAAGATTCAGGCGGCATCGGGGGCGGTTGACCGTCTCTGCATGAGGAAGTTCTACCCCCTGACGACGACGTACAACTGGGACTGGCCAAACTACCAGTATGCGTACCCGTGGCGGATCTGGCTCGACCAGCGCGAGCTGGCCGGGCCTCCCACCCTGTTCGAGTCTGGCCCGTTCCTTACGACGCCGGTCGTGATCCCGCCGAGCGATTACATCCTCCTCCCCCAGAGCGGGCCGCCTTACACGCACATCGAGCTCCGGCGCGACAAGAACGTGTCATTCGGTAACAACACGACCCCGCAGTATGACATCCAGATCCAGGGTCCGTTCGGCTACTGGCTCCAGACCGAGCAGGCGGCGACGCTTAGCGCGGCGGTCAGTTCGGCGAGCCAGACTACGGTCCAGGTGACGGCTAACGGCCTAATCGATGCCGGCAGCACGCTGGTCATCGGGTCCGAGCGGATGCTGGTCACGGACAACCAGTACATTACCACCGGGATCAGCCCGTCGGCCGGATGTACCATGGCCTCGGCTGCTGACAACACGCTGACCGTCCCGGACGGAACCCAGTTCTCAGCGCAGGAGGTCATCCTCCTGGATAGCGAGTGGATGCTGGTCCAGTACATCGTCGGGAACAACCTGATCGTCAAGCGAGGCTACTCCGGCTCGGTGCTCGCGACTCACTCCCTCCCACCGATCTACGCGCGTCGCCAGCTGACGGTGAGCCGGGCGTTCCTCGGGACATCCGCGGCAACCTACCTCAGCGCCACCCCGGTGTCTGTCGACGTGTACCCGGAGCTTGTGACTGAGCTGGCGATCGCCGAGGCGGTCGTGGGCATCATCCAGGGACAGACGGGCTACGCCAACACCCAGCAGGCGACCTACTATGGCCAGGTTCAGCGGAGCCAGGGCCAGCAGGCCGAGAACTTCCCCGGCCCCGGTCTTCCCGACCTCCGGCTGCAGTGCTTTGACGCCTACGGCCGCAAGGCCCGGACTCGGGTGATCTTATGCCGTTCACATTCGACATATCGATCGACGCCAAGGGGCCGGTGTTCGACGGGCGCTGGCAGGGCATCATGTACCGCTACAAGCAGGTGGTACTGGACCACCTGTCGAATGAATCCGTCCACCGGATTAAGCAGTACCTGCCGACCCAGTACATGTACCTGGAGCACAACGGCGGCGACCCGCTTAACAACCCGGTGCCGCCCAACGCCGGCTACCTGGTCTCGACCATCCACCAGCGCCGGGAGACCGCCGACACTCACCTGGTTCTGGACGGCGGCTACCCGGCCGTCATCTACGGTCCCTGGATCGAGGGCATCGCGCCCGGCAACTTCTACGTCTGGCCCGGACGAATGCAGCGCGGACTCAGCCCGCGCTTCCCCGGCTACCATGCATTCCAGAAGATCGCGCACGAGGTACAGGCGGTCGCATCCGATCTGGCCTACCAAGACCTGCCACCCTTCCTGGCGGCGCTCAATGAATAGCCACGAGAGAAGGATGGCAGCTAATGGCATCTCATTCTGAGATCAAGGTGACTACATCGCTATCGACCGAGGCGCTGACCGAGATCAAGAAGCTGCGTACCGAGCTGGAGGCATTCCGGGCGCAGCGGAATATGGTCGTGATGCGGCACGGCTGGCTCAAGTTCGTTGTCAAGGACCTCGAGACCAATCCCAAGACCCAGTACAAGGTCCACCTGTACGGTGCCGTCTACTGGCTGATTAACTTCCCGCTCGTGGCGGCCCTGTTCTTCCTTGCGCCAGCCATTTGGCTCAAGTGGGGGATCTTCATCACGCTGGTCTACAGCATCTATGCAAACTTCGCGACGGACTACGGCGCGATGTCGGCAGCCATGGCCTCTTTCGGGGTCAGCCCGCTGCCGGAAATTCCCGTTCAGGCTCATGTGGAGGCAAAGAGCGATGAACAATCTTAAGTGTATCCGATGCATCGAGGACTACATCCGGCTGTCGGATGAGGAGAAGGCTTCCGGCGCGGCCTGGTCCCTGGTGGGGGACGCCGTCACGCTGGTTCCTTCCTGGCAGACAGAGATGGCCGGCCCCGGACAGCTGGTCATGGCATGCGTGACCGTGCCGGTCTGCCTGGGCCACATTAGGGCGAGCAAGCCATCGCCCGAGCAGATCGCCCAGAGGAACGGCCTGTTCCTTCCGGGCCAGAACTGAGGTAGCAATGGCTGCGAACTTCAACGACGAGGCAATCAACGAGGTGATCGACAAGATCGTCAGCTACGCCCTCGCGAGCGGACGGTTCGAATCGGTCAATGGCCACGAGCCGAAGTCGTCGCCGGGCAATGGTGTTGCGTTCGCCGTGTGGTCGCAGCTGATCAGGCCGGCCCGGCTCAGCGGCCTGGCGGCCACCTCGATTGTCGTTCAGTTCCAGGGCAGGATCTACATACCGTTCAATCAGCAGCCGTACGACATGATCGATCCGCAGGTACTGGCGGCGACCGCCGACTTGATCGGCGCGTTCAGTGGCGACTTCGACTTCGGTGGGGTTGCTGATGTTCGATATGTAGTCCTGCTCGGGGCGGAGGGGGCGAACGCCGGATCATCGGGGCTGAGTGCGATGGCCGGCTATGTCGAGATCGACCGGCGCATGTTCCGGGTTATGACAATCACAATACCAATCGTTATCAACGACGCATTCAAACAGGTGGCGTTATGGCTAAGGGATCCGGCCTCGGAGACAACTTCTACATCGGCGGCTACGACCTCAGCGGTGACGTGGCCTCCGTCGACAAGATCAGCGGTCCGCTCGCCCTTATCGAGGCGACGACCGTCAAGCAGTTCGCAGAGAGCCGCATCCCCGGTCTTCGGGACGGCTCGATGCAGTTCACAACCCTATTCGAGAACACCGGCGCGACCACGACCCCCGGCTTCCCGGCGACCACCGTGCCGGTGCCCAACGCCAACGCCTGGCCGGTGTTCGTTACGATCACGGGCGGCACCCTGACCTCCGTCAAGGTGAACGGGGTCCAGGTCGGTACCACGGCCGGTACCTATGTGGTCCCGGCCGGCCAGACGATCTCGGTGACGTACACGGTGGCGCCAACGTGGGCCTGGGCCGGGGTACTGACCGAGCACAATGCCCTGGCAACGCTCCCGAGGACCGACACCATCGCCAGCTACTACCATGGCAACGTGGCTGGCAACCCGGCGGCCAACTGCTACGGTGTGCAGATCGGCTACGACGGCACTCGCGCCAACGAAGGCTCGCTGACTCTGCAGGTCGAAGTCCAGGCGGACGGCTTCGGAGTTGAGTGGGGCGAGATGCTCACCCCCGGTCTGCGGGCGGATACCGCCGTAACAACCGGCCCCGCATTCACCGATGTCGCCGCGACCAACTTCGGTGCCCAGGCGTATCTGCAGCTAGTCGCCCTGGTCGGGACGAACGTGGACGTGAAGATCCAGCACGCGACGACGGTCGGCGGTACCTACAGCGACCTGATCGACTTCGGCAGCCTGACGGCCATCGGAGCCAAGCGAGCAGCGTTGAGCAACACGACCACCGTCAACCAGTTCCTCAAGGTCACGACCCTGGGCACCTTCACCTACGCCCAGTTCGCCGTGACGCTCGTCCGCAACCAGATCGCCGGGGTGGTGTTCTAGATGGGCCGTATGGTCCAGGTTCCCTTCGGCAACACGATGGTCTCTCGGCTCGCGCCGGACCTCGGGCCGGAGCACTACCAGACGTTCAGCATGAAGATGCCGACGAAAACACACTGGCGGCCGGCGACATGCGAGGAGTACGAGTGCGACGACTTCCTCTACGGATTCGTCACCACCATCGACTTCTCGACCGAGCTTGGCCAGAAGCAGCTTCACTACCTGACCAAGCAGGACAAAGACCGCCGCTACCACATGCAGCGGACAGGCCCCTCTCAGGTGAAGCTGATCTACGGACCCGGTAATCCCTGCTTCAAGCGGCAGGATCACCGGGTGCCGGTTGGACGTCCTCCGTTCTACCTTGTGTCGGGCGGGGACTGGCGCGGGAACCCGCGCGGCATAGCGCAGTACAGGCACCGTAGGGCGGAGGACTGGATCGACCAGTTCGCCAACCACCAGATGGCAATAGCCGAAACAGTAAAGAGAGGGTGACATGGCAAAGACCTCCGGCCTCGGTAGCGTCGTTATCGTCCAGGACGCATCGAGCGCCGCCCAGACGATCAGCAACGACGTGACCAACTACTCGTTCACCACGCCGCGCAACACGCAGGACGTGACCGGCGTCAACAAGTTCGCCAACGAGCGGATCCTCCTGCTCGCGGACTACACCGTGACGCTCAACGGCGTGTGGAACTCGTCCGGCGTGGTTAGCCCGGACACCGCGACGTCCCACGCGGTGTTCAGCACCGTCACCTCGACGTCGGTGCAGCGCAGCGTGGAGATCGACCCGATCGGCGCGACGACCGGCGCTCCTTCACTGGTCTGCAACACTCTGCTCACCGACTACCAGATCACGCGCGCCAACACAGGCGAGCTGACCTGGCAGGTCCCTGGGTCGCTCGCGGACGGCAACGTCCCGACCTGGACCACGCACGCCTGACCATCCCTACTAACTGTAACGGAGGCTACAGTGGGATTCACACCGAAGTCAACTGTCCTGAAGCTCGTGTTCGACGAGGACACCCCGCTGCACGGCTTGACCGTCCGGGCCAAGCCGTGCACGGTAGGTGAGTGGAACGATATGCTCATCTGGAGCGCAGAGCAGAGGAAGAATGCGGCCGACGTTGCCGCTGCCAACGACCGGATCACCGAGCTCTTCCTGCACTACGTAGTCGATTGGGATCTGGAGATCCCCGAGGGCAATCCGGTCCCGATCACCCTCGAGGGCTGGCGAACTATCGACAACAACTTCGCCGACCTCATCATTACCGCCTGGCAGGTGGCGATGGTCGGGATCCCAAAAACCTCGAAGAGCGAGTCGCCCGCTGGAGGGACTTCGGCGGAGCAACAACTCGATCTGGAGAGCATATCGGAAAGCCTGCCGAACTGGAATCCGCCGAGCTCATCATAGGGCTCTGTACCAAGTTCGGCACGCTTCCCCGTGCGGGCGGCCTACTAGATCAGCCGGCAACATTTATACAGATGCTTCGAATGGTGGCCCTGGGCCGGAAGGAAGAAGACAGTGGCGAATGAAGTAGAGATTCGCATCACCGCTCACGACCTTACCGGCCCCGCGTTCGCTTCGGTCATGGCAAAGATCGAAGCGATGAAGAAGGCCGTCGACGACGCGCTCCGGCCGCGTACGCTGGACGTCGATATAAGCAAGGCACTGGCGAAGGTCGAGCTGCTGAAGAAAGAGGCCGAGGGTATCAGCTTCGGGAAGATAAACATCCCGGATCTGAACACCGGCCTTATCGCGCTACGACAGAAGCTTCAGTCTCTCGGGATCGCCGACCTCGCTGACATCGACGTTCAGCCCGGCCGGATCATGACGCAGATGCAGCTGATCAAGCGGCTGATCAACCAGAGCGGCATCTCGGACGTCATGGACTTCAACCTGACGCCGGCCGACCTCACGGCTCAGTTTGACAAGCTGGGCCATATCGCCTACGACATCCCCATCAAGTTCGACATGTCCAAGGTTCCGCTCGGACAGGTGGGCAGCCAGCACGTCCCGATCACCTTTGACTACGGGCGTACTGTCGGTCCGCACATGCCGATTCTGAACTTGCCGGCTAACGTCATCGTCAAACAGTTCATCCAGCACGGCGAGACGATGCCTGTGCTAGATATCCCGGCAAACATCGATCTGAAGAACATACCGAAGATGGGCGAGACCGGCGCGGTGCTAGACATCCCGGTCGCCCTCGACTTCAAGAACATCCCGACCGTTGGTGATGTTAATGTCATCAAGCAGGCGGAAGAGGCGACCGCTGGGTTCGGGACGGCCGCCAGTACCCTGGGTTCGAACATCAGTAACGCTGATCAGGCGTTCAGCCCGTTCCTCGTCAACTTGCTCAGGATGGCGGAAGAAGCCAAGCAGGGGGAGCAGTACAATGCCGGTCTTGGCAGCTCCTTCTTGTACGCCGCTCGGAATGCTGCCGCGTTTGGCGATGCGGTAAAAAACAACGTACTTAATGGATGGCAGAGATTCCTTGATGGCCTGCTCACCGCAAAGGTGGCCATCGGCGGTGCGGCCGCCGGCCTGTTCAGCCTGATCGGCCGGGGTGGCGGTGGTGGTGGCGGAGGAGGTCTGCTCGGAACCGCCGCAGCCGCTGGCGGTGCTGGCCGTGCATGGGGCGGATGGATTGGCATTCTTAATACGTCTATCGGTGGCATTAGGCTATGGCATATCGCGCTCGATCTCGTCTTGGAATCAGCGATCGCTCTTGGCCTTGCGCTCACATCACTGTCTATCGGTATCGCAGCAATGGTTCCGGCGGCCCAGGACATCTATACGCACCTCAAGGCCGTAAGCACGGTCAACTCCGCCCTCGGCTCGCAGATCCCTCCGCTGACCGGCCAGTTTGATGCGCTTGCCCAGTCGATGTCCTCGCGGACAATCGAGGCGTACGGCGGTGCTATCAACTTCCTGAACCAGGGCACCGGCAGTCTTGCCAAGACGGCGAACGAGGTTGTAACTGGAATCGATGATCTTGTTGCGAAGCTTGATCTGTGGAAGTCTTCCCAGAACAGCACCGGAAAGATACTTGAGACTGGCGTCGGTATCTTGCATCAGTTCGAGGGGATTCTGGGCAGTCTCGCCGGTGCGATTTCCAACCTCGTGAAGTCTGATCCGGGCACAGTTCACTTTCTGCTTGATGTAGTTGGCGCCGGTGCAAAGCTACTCGATCTCGTCACGAGACTGCCCGGCCCGCTCCTTTTCACCGGGCTCGCCCTTCACTCCATCTACGTATACGGGAATGTCGCGGCGGGCGCGCTTGGCCTGATCGTCAAGCAGATTCCTGGGCTCAAGGGCCTGGGCGACGTTCTCAGCAAGGGTTTCCATTTCGGAAATCTGACCAACCCCTATGTGGCCGTCACTGCCGGGATCATTGCTCTTGGTGCGGCGTTCGCGTATCTCATGGTCCAGGGAAGCCTCGCCACCAATGCTGTCCGTGGTGACATCGCTAACACGAACGCAGTACTTAACACGCTGAGCGCAAGCCAGGCGATCCCCGCGATCATCGGGGACATCGCCAAGTATCAGGTGGCGTTCCGTAATGCGTTCTCTCCTGCAGCTCTGGCGAACATCAGCGCTACAACCGGGAATATCCAGCTGATGGGCTCCCAGGCGCAGGTCTCCTTCGGCCACTTCGCTAATGCAATCCATGATCTCGGTCTCCAGCAGTGGGGCTCAGCGGCCAAGGGGATCTTTGACTCGGTTACCGGCCTGTTCGACAAGCAGTCGGCGGTCACACACATAGCAGAAAACAACGCTGCTGCCTATAGCGCCGAAATAAACAAACTCGTCGGCTCTCAGAAGACCCTGTACGGCGAGGCCGGAAAGCTGACGACCCAGGGCTTCTCGCTGGCCCAGTCGTTCTCTCTGATGGACCTGGCCGGCGTTAAGTGGAACGACAATGCCGACCAGATGAACCAGAAGGTCAAGAACCTGATCACCGGCTACCAGAATATGTCGGTCTCGGGCAATATACTGGCCAACTCCGTCAACGCCGTCTCTTTCGCGACCCTGCAGCAGCAGAGCGGGATCCAGACCCTGACCGCAGGCTGGACGGCATTCTTCAACACGGTGTCCGGTGGCGCCAGTACATTCAACACATTCGCCACGGACATGAGTACGCTGAGCAAGAATGCCGGGGTGGCCGGTGCATCCATGACCGGCCTCAACGACCAGAGCCTTACGCTACGCGGATCATTCGTATCGGCGGCTTCGGGGGCCCAGACGCAAATGAACGCCCTGATGACTATGGCTTCCGCTGCCGGTCTCGGGACGCAGGGCACCGCTATGCTCACCCATGCAGCAGAGGACTACATTGCAATCCTTGGCCCCTCAGCCAAGGGCAGCACTGAGATGACCTCGATCCTCTGGGCGCTGGCTCAGCAGGGTGGGCTGACTAGCCAGCAGTTCACCAACCTGATGAACGGGGTCACCAATGTAAAGAATCCGATGCAGAACCTGGACGGAATCACCACCACGCTGACCAAGGACTCGGCTGGACTTACAGCGGACGTGCAGAATCTATCCACCGCGCTCGGCGTCACGCTGAACGATGCAATGGCGCAGGTGATCTTCACGGAGTCCGGCGGCATCGGTCCGATGAACGCGCTAGCCAAGGCGCTCGACCAGACCGGGCTCATGAGCCAGAACACCGCGAACGCGGCGGCCAATGTCGGAACCCAGTTCGGGCGGATGACGGGCAGCGTCAGCGGTGCCTATGGCGAGTTCATGACTTTCGCCACGCAGGCGCTCGGGCTGACGCAGTCGCAGGCAAATGTCCTTTGGCAGGAATCGCTTCCCTCAGTCCAGGCGGCCATCGACAAGCTGCACGGAAAGACGGTTCCGATCGGTGCCGATGCCTCCTCGGCCAAGAGCAATGCAGCCGGCGCACAGGCGGCCATCGACAATATGCACGGGAAGACGCTTCCAATCCTCGGGTACAACGGACAGGCGCTCAGTAGCGTTAACCAGGCCCAGGCGTTCATCAATGCCATGCACGGGAAGACGCTCCCCCTCAGCGCAAACAACGGACAGGCGATCGGCGCGGTGAACCGGGCCCAGGCAGTTATCGACGCCATGCACGGAAAGCAGGTTTCCGTTACCGTGAACGCCCTGCAGGCGATCGCGGCAGTGAACCAGGCGCAGTCGGTGATCGATGCTATGCACGGGACCAATATAACCAGCTACTCCACCATCGTTACGACGCACAGAGCGAGCGGCGGCATCGTCGGCGCGGCGGCTGCGGGCGGAATGCGCGGCGGCCTGACCCTGGTCGGCGAGCTCGGTCCCGAGTTCGTGAAGCTACCCCAGGGGTCCCAGGTCTACCCGCACGGCGTCACGCCCGGCTACGCCAGCCAGGATAGCTGGGGCGGCGGCGGCATGGCCTCCACGCAGCTCGAGGTAACCAGCAGCGGTAGCTCCGCGTTCGAGCAGTTCATGGTGATGGCGATCCGCGAGTGGGTCCGCACCAAGGGCGGCGGCAATGTACAGAAGGCATTCGGAAGGAACAAGTAATGGATAAAGACCTGGAAGAAACGGTAGCGGGCAGGCACAAGGCCGTGCAGGATGCAGCCCGAGGATTCGAGTACGATCATCTGCCGGCCGGTAAGCCGCGCTACCTGAGCGCCATGTGCGCGGCGATGGCCGTACAGATGATCAGCGAGCTACCCGACGACCCCGAGCTCACCCACGGACTGCGTCGGCTGCTCGAGGCTAAGGACTGCTTCGTCCGAGCCGCGGTATTCTCTGTGCCGCAAGACATCACCGCCTCGGGCGGTATCAATCTCCATCTCGGAGCGGGCAACCAGGTACAGGAAGTAGGGGAAGAAGATGGCAGGTAGCCTGACCCTTTACCGGCCGGCGATTGAGGCCGTCGAGGAGGCGCTCGAGGATGTGCGCTGGGTACCACGCCGAGGTCTGTTCCGTAAGCCGCTGAAATTCCAAGAGGCGATCGACCGGGCCGCGCAAGAGCACGCTGCGCTGCTGCGTGATTATCGTGCGCTGAGTCTCTGGGAGATCGGCGCGCTGTTCCGGGGTGCCGCGCTCAACGCCAACAACCCACACTGGTACGACGCGGCGGTCACTGCGGTATGCACACTGCTCAACACCGGGAAGATGGAGATCCTGAGCGGCGCGCAGCCGGCGGCCGACGCGGCGCTGACCGGCACCCTGCTCGCGACGCTCACGTTCGGCGCTACGGCGTTCGGGGCCAGCTCAGGCGGCGTCGCCACGGCGAACGCGATCACGGCCGGCACCGCTGCCGCGACCAACACGGCCGGGTACCACGCCCTGCTAGAGAGCAACGGCACCACGGTCGTGGCCACCGGCTCGGTCGGCACGTCGGGCGCGGACCTCAACTTCAACTCGCTGTCGATCTCGGCGGGCGCGAGCGTCTCCTGCTCGGCTTACACGGTCACCGGCGGTTAACCGGCTGAGATCGCTGTCCTGAAGGAAGAGGTGGTATTCCGTGTCAGTCGTACAGCATGCAGCTAACCAGGCTGTCTTTTCCTCCGGGACTACTGGCGCGGTTACCGTCACCATATCCGCTGCTACGGCGACCAATGCGCTAGTCGCCTGCATTGCCGTGACATCCCCGCCCGTCGGCCCGACGGTCGCCAGCGTCAAGACCGGAACGAATGTAGAGAACTGGGCCAAGGGCGTCGGTGTATCGGACTCCAGCAACGGTGTTGACTCGGAGATCTGGGTTGACCTGAACACGGCGGGCGGCGGCACCAGCGTTGTCGTCACCGCCAACTTCGGGCAGACCGCCACGGCGACCAAGCAGGTAATTGTCCAGGTCGACGTCTTTGAGGTATCCGGCGTTCCGACCAGCGCGGCCGTTGATGTCTCCAGCTCGGGTGGGGCGGCAAGCAACAGTACGTCCTGGTCTTCCGGGGCAACCGGAACGACCGCCCAGGCGAACGAGATCGCCTTTGGCCATACAATAGAGGTCCCCAGCACGGCCGGTACAGGGACCGTTACCCCGCCCAGTAGTCCGTGGACCAACGAGACTACGCAGCATTCCGCGGCGGCAGTTGGCGGCTTCGGTACGTTCAACATGTACAGCACCGCCAGCTTCAACACTCTATCCTCTACCGGCACGGTCACCTACAGCGGAACGGTCAGTCCCACTTCCTTCTGGCTCGCTACCGTCCTGACGCTGAAGCTCAGCGCGACGTCCACCACCACCTCCGGCGGGATGACGCTGCGGCCGAGTCTGGCGGGTACCGGGGCTGGCGGTGATACGACTACCTCGGGCGGCATGACGTTCGACGCGGCGCTTGCGG